TTAGATACCGGAAGAGGGGCAAGAGCAGCTGAAGAAATAAGAAAGAAAAACGAAGAACAAGCTGCATATAATGAAGCAAGAGATTCTGGTATGTCTAAAGAAGAAGCTCAACTAGCTTCAATGGAAGGTATGTCAGAAGAAGATCTTATGGCAGCTATAGAGAAAAAGACTACTATTGATGGTGCACAAATATCACAAAGCTCTGCAGACTTACAAGCTGACCAAGCAACAACAGCAAGCAATATAAGCGTTTCGACAGTTACATCAACTCCAACTACAACAAACAATCAGGTAATTCAATCAAGTGTTACCCACATGCTACCTTCTGCAGCTAAATCAGTATTAGGTGGCGCTTCCAGCAGATAAAAAAAAGGCCAAGAATCCTATAGGACCTTGACCTTTTCCGACCTGTAGTATTGAATACGTTAGATTATTCTACAGACCAACTAGCTTAACTCTCGTTTGCTAATTTATTAAAGTAGCTTAAGGTATCATCTTCATCTGAAGAGTCCATTGCTGGAGCTTCTTCTACCGCTGGGGCAGATGGTACTTGTTCCATTGTTGGAACTGGTGCACTAGTCATAGTTGCCATATCGGCAGTAATTCCAGCATCAACACCTAATACTCTATTAAGCTTGGCTTTAAGTTCATCATAACTTTTGTATTGTTTTGGATCTGTGAACTCACCTAATGAATATAGTTTCCCATATACATCTTCAAGTTGAGATTCATCACCATCATACAAAGGAGCAGGGGTTGAGAATTCTGATTTATCATAATTAACCCATCCGTCGACTTTTCTAATTTTAATTTTAAAGTCTGCACCTTCCCAGAAGTCATATGGATTTACAGGTGATTCATCGGCATATTGTGGTTGCATAGCATCCATAATTTTGTCGAAGATTCTTTTACCAAATTGGTAAAGTTTTACCTGCCCATTATTCTGTGGGTTTTCAGGATCGTTAATTACGAGAATGTTGGAAACATAATGTAACCTTCTTTTTCTTTCTCTCGCCAAAGCTTTATCCTCGTCTCTACCAGTATTCCAAAGAACCGTATTCGACTCTGATACAGGATCAGGTTGATTTATAGAGGTTAAAGATTTTTCAATATACCATTGACCGTTAGGACCTTTGAATCCGTGGTCCCAGTATCTTACCCAAGGAAGATCTTCACCTTCTTTGGCAGGTAAGAATCTGATTACCGCGTAACCGTTTCCTGCTTTATCTCTGGTAGGTTTCCAAAGTCTGTTATCTTCGTAAGAAGTATTCTCAGCTTTTGGGGTGGATACAGCTTCTGCTGCTTTTACGAGTTTGTCGATAGACGAGCCTCGTGCGCTCTTTAAGTTTTCAAATGACATTTTTATTCTCCATGTACACTGTATTGATTGAATTATCCACTTTATTCATAATATAATGAGTATATTATACCACACTCCTATGGTTTTGTAAACCTTTTTTTGATTATGTCTACACATTTAATCTTATTAAAGTCTACAAAAGGTTTATATTTCATAATCTTTCTAGAGATATCTGGCCAAATAATTGTCTCAGTTATCTTCTTTCCTTCACGGTCCATAAACCCTAATATTGAATCCAGAATAACAACAGTCTCTAAACTAATCTCCTCTCTCATCAATAATTTTATTATCAATGGATGGGTTTGTTTTGCTTCAAAGAAGCTATCAAACTCTTTATCCATATCTACTAAACTATTTATATCTTTTTCAAACTCACGATGTATACTTTCGCGAATTCTCATATGTTCTTTAAAGTTAGTTTCACCACCTTCATTTAACATATCACCAACATAACTAACTCCGTTCTTAAAGTTAGCTATATAATATTGTAATAATTTATCATCATAATTTTTAGCTAACTTGGCAAAGAAGTATTTATCCTTTCTTGCAAAGAAAGATTTAGATGATACGTTGGATTTAAAATTATATTTAACTGCATCATAGCTATCTTGTTCGAAGTGCAGCTTTAGTGCATTGTACATACTATATGCATCGAAGGGTTGCATCATACTGGTAATGTATTACCCTTCTTTTCTTTGATTAGATTTAATCCTTGTGCTTCTGCAGTAACCTTTTCTTTTAAAGAATCAGAAAGAAGTTTCTTTATATTGCTATAATCCATTCCTCTTTTCTCTATGATGTAGTTCATTGCATCCATATATGACATGTTTTGTTTAGCAACTAGTTCTTCTACTCCCGTGCTAAACCTTTTCTTGGTCATAATCTTTTCTTCTAATATATCCATTATATCACTCTCATTATTATACAGTCTTTATTAATTCGTCCTGTTGGTTCATAAATCTTTGTTGTTAGTTCTTTCCATATTTTCTTTATTTGGAATTCTGATTTGTTTAGTATTTGCGGAAGTATCTCATCTGGCTTTCTAAGCTTAGTTACTTTACTTAATTTAGGATCAAAGTTCTTAAGAGTAGAACCAACTATCTCGAAACCAGAACCATTATCTGTAAAGAATTCTGTTAGTTTACCTTGTTTAGTATTATAAATCCATAGCTTAGTCTTACCTGGTATTAGAACAGGATCGATAGAAGTTAATTTAGAGTTTAGATCTTCTTTCATATAGTTAAGCTTAGATACTTGCTTATCATTGCTCTTAGGCACACGTACACGCGCCTTACGCGTCGCTTTAAAGCTATCTTTAAGTTTATCTAAGTCAGCATAAATTGAATCGTATAGCTTAAGCATTTTACTCTTATCGCCTTTCTTTATATGACTATATGCTTCTACACAGTCAGGGCAGGTTTTATCGTAAGCCTCTTTTAATGTTATGTAATCTGCTTCAATCATACCCTGAAAAATAGGGATAGCATTACCTTTCAGCCCAAAGTTTTTAAATAAGGAAAATGTTTGGAAATCTACTTTAAAATTACCGTCCATCCATTCATCAACCACTGAGGTATCAAACTCTGCATATATTGTATCTAATACTTTTGCTTTAGTTCTTTCCTGTATACTAGGCATTTTAGGTTTTTCTTTGACTGCTTCAACTCTTTTTTCTTCTAATAAGAAAGCCTTTTCATACAGATCATTTGCTACCTCTGAAGTACTTTGTATAAGTGCTGGGCTAAAAGTATACCCTCTTGACCATACAATAGCCATATTACCTAATTTTCTAATCTTCCAATCAGGTAAACGTAAAAAGATCTTTATCTTTTCTTCACTCCAACCTTCTACGTCTTTTAGATAATCTATGGCGTAAGGTATATAATCTTTATTATCATAAAAATAATTATACCACCTTGTCGCTGTAGACCATAATGTTCCAACTTTTCCGTCTGCCTGTTCTGCTAGGCAAGCCTCTGAATCTGCTTCTGTGAAGAGAGGTTCTGGACCCATCATTTTAGCATCGAGTGAAACCCGATCCTTTCTCATTGCTATTCGTTTTTTATTTATTTTTTTAAGTGCCATAATTTTAAGGTGGGGTAGAGGTCACGTTCTGAATGATAAGGAGTTAAAGATTGTGACATACCCCGAAATTGTTTATCTCCTCATCCTTGCTATATCTTTAGCATGTTCCTTATCGGACTCGAAGATTGGTACTGCATTTGATTTGTGCATTGTTGCAATACCTAGTAATTTTCTTTCTCCTGTATATTGGAGTGATTCTTTTTTACCCATGGAATCTTTTACTTTAGAGATTCTTTCTAAGAAATCTTTTCTTTCCTGTTCTCTAAGCTCTGCTGCTTTCATAGCTGCTGCTTGTCTGATCGGATCTATTTTCATAGGTACGAATCTTGGCTTTTGTTTTTTGACTGGATTAGCCGCATGATTCTTTCTTCTTTTCCCAGTTGGTCCATATCTTAGTGAACCCATATAAAAACTTGTTGTACTCATAATATATATTATACCATAATTTCTAGAGAATGTAAACCCCTAAGTATTCCTAACGTATTCATCAACTAGATCCTGACCTCTTAGCTCAGAACCCATCATGATTACACCACCATCGGATAATGTTCTTCGAACACTTCCATCGTTATACATTATGTCCATAACGCGTTTTCCCTCTTCTGTATCCTGAGGTCTGTTATCATACCACATTGAATTTAAAGTGTGGTTGTGCAAAGTTTTTACACCTTTTGCCCATTCTTCAGCTTCTATTTTCAGTCTTTGCTGTTCGACTTTATCATCATATTGTGTCATTTTCTAATTTTGCCTCCACATATTGTCTGACTGTTTTTAAGTGATACCAAGCTGCATTATAAGTTTGCATTGAACCATCTTTCCATGTAACGATCCATCTTGGTATACCACCAGGTGATTTGTCTTTATGTATTTGACATTCACCATAATTGAATAATACTTCTCTCATTAGTAATCCCCATCTGCCGATCTATTGGCATTGTAAGCATCCATATAAGAGCTATTTTCTATAAAGGAAGAAACCTCTTTATCAGAGTAATACATATTCTCTGGTGCAAAACATTCTAAAGAACTAGCAGTTTGTTTGCCAGCTTTTTTAACTGACCTAGTTAGCTTCTTATGAAGTTTCATTTCTTCTTTGATTTTAGCTTTACGCTCGTCGAGCTTACGAATTGATTCTTGGAATTCTAATTCTTCGACTGTTGTGTTTAGTTTTTTGGCTTTGGCTTTAAGTGCCGCTTTTTTGATTAGATCTAATCTATTCATATTAACTCCTTATTAATATTATTTTATGGGGTGTATTATACCACAATTTACGCTGCTTGTAAACCCCTAATTTCATTTAATTTCAAATTAACTTCCTCGTCGGTGAGATGACCTATAACATCATCTGTAATAGGTGTATAATAACAAAGATCACCCGCGTCGTCCAAGACTGCGAGCTCCCAAAGTCCTTTTGCAAATCCATAAGATCCTTTATGACGGATAACGGAAGCACCATATCCATTAGGAAATTTATAAACTCTTTGTATACCACCGTAATGTTCATTTGTCTCTACCAAATACTCGGAAATTTCCATTAAAGTATTTCTCCTTCTAATAAATTTTTATCTGAGAAACCACCACCGAACGGGGCGTATTCTAATTTAGTAACGCAATGTTGATTGTCGTACATTTTTCTTTGTTTCCCTTGGATATATCCTGCGAGTGATTTTGCTTTTTCTTCACTATCAGCATATATGTAGGATTCAGTTGTAATTAAATATCTTTCCATTATCTTCTCCTTAAATAAACATCATATCTTGTTGCATGCTTAAGAGGTAAATACGATGTATAATTTTTACCATCTTTTAGACCAGCTTCTTTTCTTGGTCCTCTTCCTCTTACGTGTAGACCAAACACGTTTCCTGCGATCTTTAAAGCTTTTCTAACGGTTTCTAATTCTAACATACCGCCTGCATCTAAAGGATCTACTGTCATTAAATATGTACTAACTCTCATTATACTGCCTCCACTTGGCCGCATGTATCGAACCAGTTTTTAAGTTCAATCTGACTATTGCAGATGTCGCCATCACGCATTAGATAAGATCCAGTATATTTAGATCTTTCTGAGTTAGGAAGCATTGTCCAAGCTTCAGTAAGTTCTAAGATCTCATCTCTCATATAACCATCTTCGCGGTTATCTGTAACCTTAAGAGCAGTGACTTTATCACCATCAATAAAGATTTGGGTAACAGTTTCCCAAGATTCACAAACCTTAGCGTTATCTTCTACGATTTCCCAATCGATGATATATTGCTCTGAACCAGGATTACCATAACTAATAAGACTATCAAGTTTTTTCATAACCTGGGTGATGTTATTAACATCGGTAAATCTAGGAACTACATACGTAGTACCGCCTTTGAATTTCCAATATGCTTCAGAAACACCGTGTTCATAACCTTCGTCATGAGCCGCGTAGTTTTCTCTATATTGTGTGTTTATTACTAATTTCATTTTAACTCCTTAATTTTTAAATGATGTGTGTATTATACCGTATTTTTGAGGGTTTGTAAACCTTTTTTTGCAAAGTTCACGTGATTGTGACGAAACGTTACATTCATATTAAAAGTCACCTTTCGCCACTTGAACACATACGAGACCTCGTCTTCTCCACATAGCTACGACTTGATCTCTATCATCGAATACCATATCTGGTTTCCAGTCGTTAGCTATAAGAGCATCTAAAACCTCTTCTTTGAACATATCATCTGATCTAAAGTCACCATCTGGTCTTAAGAAAAGATGTTGAAATTGTACCCCAGCTGCGTTCAATTGAGATTCAGTAACTTCTCTATGTCTCTCGTTTCTAGCTGAAACAACCACTATCTCGTGACCTGCTTCTGCCATAGCTAATGCTATATCTACCACGGGTTGGTTCGGGGAATCACCCTCCATAACCTTTGGATCCATAAAGCTGTCCCAGTCTTTTGAAGGACCAGATACAAAATGTCTTCTATGTTCGACATCCATAAGTGTTCCGTCTACGTCAAATATTAATTTCATTATACTCTCCTTTCGGCTAATTTTCTTTTAATTTCGTCTCTAGCTTTTTGCTTATGTTCTGCATTAAGCTGTTTTTTTCTTTTTTCCGTTAATGGAAATTCAATTATATTTTTCATTATGATATCACCTTAATTATAATAGGAAGGATGAATAAAGATAAAGCACCTAAAAAGTCGCTATCTAGTAATCCGTGTTTTTGTAATGTTTTCATATTTAACTCCTTATTTTTAAATATTATGGGTGTATTATACCGTAAAAAAAGGGGTTTGTAAACCCCTAATTTGAAAAGTTCACGAAATTGTGACGTTAC